TACAAGTTGGGGAAAGAGAAACCGGATTGACTGACATATTCTCCAACCTTGACACCGTTTTGGATGAGGATTTTAGACACCCGATTCCGATGGGTATTCCGGGTATTGACAAGTTGTTAAAAGGTGGGTTGGCGAAAGGTGAGATTGGGGTGATACTCGCTCCGACCGGTGTTGGAAAAACAACCATCTTAACCAAAATTGCAAACACCGCATTTAATCTTGGTTATAATGTTATCCAAATATTTTTTGAGGATAACCCTAAAATCGTTCAAAGAAAACATTTTACCCTTTGGACTGGTATTGAACCGGATAACTTGGTTCAACATAAAGAAGAGGTTATGGGTAAAATTACCGAGATTAAAGAAACTATGAAAAATGAGTTAATCTTGAAAAAATTACCATCAGATTCTGTCACTATGAATCAGATTAAGAATCAACTTAGAAAAATGATTGCCGACGGAACAAAAATTGATTTGGTTTTATTAGACTATATTGATTGTGTGGTTCCTGAAAGTAGTAGTAAAGATGAGTGGAAAGCTGAGGGTTCGGTTATGAGAGGTTTTGAAGCAATGTGTCATGAACTTAATTTGGTTGGTTGGACTGCAACACAAGGGAATAGGTCTTCAATCTCATCTGAGGTTGTAACGACAGACCAAATGGGTGGGTCAATCAAAAAAGCACAAGTTGGGCATGTTATTATATCTGTTGCCAAAACATTGCAACAAAAAGAAATGAATTTGGCAACAATTGCAATCACCAAGTCACGTCTTGGTAAAGATGGTGTCGTTTTTGAAAATTGTAAATTCAATAACGAATTACTTGAAATAGATACTGAAAGTTCTGTAACATTCTTGGGATTTGAAGAACAACAAGAAGAAAGAAAGCGTGATAGAGTTAAAGAACTTTTGGAAAAAAGAAAATTAAGAGAACAACAAAATAATTAAATTATAAAAAATGGAAAAAATATTAAAAGAAAATCCCAACCGATTTGTTATCTTCCCAATAGAACATGATGATATTTGGGAGTATTATAAGCAACACCAAGCAGCTTTCTGGACGGCAGAAGAAGTTGATTTAACAAATGATATCCGTGATTGGGAAAATTTATCGGATAATGAGAAATACTTCGTTAAGAATGTTTTATCATTTTTTGCGGCATCAGATGGAATCGTCAATGAGAATTTGGCGGAAAACTTTTTAAAGGAAGTTCAATATCCTGAAGCGAAATTCTTTTATGGATTTCAACTTATGATGGAGAATATTCATTCGTTAATGTATTCACTTTTGATTGATACATATGTTTCAAATCCTAAAGAAAAAGATGAGTGTTTCCATGCGATTGATAGATTACCGGCGGTTCAGAAGAAAGCATCATGGGCTCTCGATTGGATTAAGAATGCATCTTTCCAAGAAAGATTGGTTGCGTTCGCCGCGGTTGAAGGTATCTTCTTCTCAGGTTCATTCTGTTCAATCTTCTGGTTGAAATCAAGAGGAATCATGCAAGGATTATGTAACGCTAATTCATTAATCTTTAAAGACGAGAACTTACATTGTGATTTTGCAATTCACTTGTTAAATAATCACATAGAGGATAAACCAAGTGAAAAAAGAATTAAAGAAATCTTATTATCTGCTTTGGAAATCGAGAAAGAATTTATTACAGAATCTTTACCTGTATCACTCATTGGTATGAATTCAAATTTGATGAAACAATATCTTGAGTTTGTTGTTGACGGACTTTTGGTTAAACTTGGATGTAAAAAAGAGTTTAATGTTGAACAACCATTTAAGTTCATGGAACAAATTGCGGTTGAGACCAAAGGTAATTTCTTCGAGTCAAGAACGATGGAATACCAAAAAGCAAAATTGAACGAAACAATAACATTTACAGAAGATTTCTAAACCATATAAATTATGATGTCATTAAGAATTAAAAAAAGAGGTGGTGAGGATGCTCCCTTTAATCCTCAAAAAATTTACAATAGAATTAAAAGAGCGGCGAAAGGATTAAATGTTAATTCTGACGAGATTTTTATAAAAGTAATAACTTCAGTTCCAACTGAAGGTTTGATTACAACAAAAGAATTGGATAAACTTGTTTATGAAATCGCTGCGGCATATACGGGTAGTCACCACGACTACTCAAGACTAGCATCATCAGTTGCTATTTCAGCGTATCATAAGGAAACTAAAGATAGTTTTTCAGAGACAATGATGGAACTCTATGAAACGGGAGTGGTTAATGACAAGTTTATTGAGACTATCAATAACTACGGACCGGAAAAAATTGATGAAGTTATTAATCATGATAATGATTATAATTTCGACTATTTTGCTTGGAGGTCATTACAGGAAATGTATTTGTTAAAAACACCACAAGGTAAAGTGATTGAAAGACCTCAACATATGTATATGAGGGTTGCGATATGGGTTACAAATTCATTTGAAGAAGCGATGGATTATTACAATTCATTATCGAACCAATTAATATCACCAGCAACTCCAATTATGATTAATTCGGGGACTAAAGTTCCTCAATTGGCTTCTTGTGTATTACATTACAACAATTCAGATTCTCGTAATGGTTTATTACAAACTTTGAATGATATCTCAACTTATTCTTCGGATGCTGCGGGTATTGGATTATCAATGTCTAATATTAGAAGTAAAGAAAGTAGAATTAATTCATCTGGTGGATTTGCCGGTGGATTATTGAAATACCTTAAGATTGTTAATGAGTCATTGAGATTTTTTAACCAACAAGGAAGAAGACCTGGTAGTGCGGCGATTTACCTTGAACCATGGCATAAAGATATTATTGACTTACTTGAAATTAAAAAGAATACAGGTGCTGAGGAGTTGAGAGCAAGAGATTTGTTCACGGCATTATGGATACCGGATAATTTTATGAGAGCGGTTAGAGAAGGTGGAGATTGGTATCTATTTTGTCCTAATGAAATTATTAAGGCGGGAATTAAACCACTACAAGAATGTTATGGGGATGAATATGAATCAAATTATGATAAAGCTGTTGAAATGGGACTTGGAAAAAAAATCAAGGCTCAAGAGATTTGGACAAAAATTGTAGAGTCTCAAATTGAAACAGGAGTTCCATATCTATGTTCAAAAGACAACGCTAATAGAAAGACAAATCACCAAAACATTGGAGTAATCAAACAATCTAATCTTTGTAATGAGATTTACCAATATACGGACGAGGAAACTACTGCAATTTGTACCCTATCATCAATGGTATTAAAGAATTTCATTAAGGATGGTAAATTCGATTATAACTTGTTAATCAGTGAAGTAAGGAAAGTTGTTAGAGCATTGAATAATGTGGTTGATAAGAATAACTACTCAACAGAAAAAGGGTTAAAAGGTGGTCTTGAACAAAGAGCAATTGCGATTGGAACACAAGGATTGGCGGATGTATTCTACTTGATGGATTATATTTTCACTTCAGAAGAGGCGAAAACTTTAAATAAAAACATTTTTGAAGCAATTTATTTCGCAGCGGTTACTGAAAGTATGGAATTATGTAAGTCAGGAGTTAGAACTCCTTATAAGTTTTTTGAAGGTTCTCCGATGTCTAAAGGTATTCTTCAATTCGATATGTGGGGATTAAGTGAAACTGATTTATTTTTGGATTGGTCATTACTAAAAGAAGATGTTAAAAAATATGGTGTTTGTAATAGTTTGTTCACTGCTCAAATGCCTGTAGCGTCTTCAGCTAAGATTACAGGTTCATTTGAAATGACCGAACCAGCTCACTCTGCCTTATTTAATAGACGAGTTGTTGGAGGGGAAATATTAATCGTAAACAAATACTTAATTAATGATTTTGAGAAGATGGGCATTTGGAGTGAAGATTTGAAAAATGAAATCATTATGAATGAAGGGTCTATCCAAAATATTAATTTTAACAACTACCTTGACCCGGAAGATAAAAATTATCTTAAGAAAGTTAAAAGAGCTGAACACCTGATTAGTAAGTATAAAACAATTTGGGAGATATCTCAAAGAGAATTGATTGATATGGCGGCAGACAGAGCACCATTCGTTGACCAATCACAATCAATGAATATCTATATGGCTAATCCAACATTATCAAAAATTACATCATCACATTTCCATTCATGGGAAAAAGGTTTAAAAACTTTATGTTATTATGTAAGAACTAAAGCGATTTCAACAGGAGCAAAACACTTGGCGGTTGATGTTTCAAAAATACAACAAGTTAAAAATAAAGTCGAAATACCTAAAGTGGATATTATTAATACATCGGTTAAACCCGAAGATAGTCCATTTGAATGTTTCGGTTGTTCTTCTTAAAATAAAAATCCCAACATATGTTGGGATTTTCTTTTTTAATCTATTTATAAGAAAAAACAGAAGAGTATATTTATAGTTATGGCTAATGGTGTTACATATGGTATTAATTTTCCGTTTAGAGATTCTCTAAGAGGAAACTACTTACAATTAACAGAATTACAATCAGAAGAAATTAAAGCTGATTTAATTCATCTATTGTTAACTAGAAAGGGTTCGAGATATTTTCTACCTGAATTTGGTACAAGATTATATGAATTTCTTTTTGAACCATTTGATGGATTAACATTTAACGCTATTGAATCTGATATAAGAGACGCTATTGAAAACTTTATGCCAAATTTATTGGTTAATAGTTTAAGTATAACACCAGCCGACCCACAAGAAGAAGTTGATATTGCAACAGGTCAAAATTTTGTGGGAACAAGCGAATCGTCAATATATCGATTTCCGGGAAAAGGAACTTCAGAATATACTGCAAAAATAAGGATAGATTACTCAACCAATGGTTCTACTTTTGGTCAAAGTGATTTTGTGATTATTAATATTTAAATAAGATGGCAAACAACAGAATATCATACGCTAGTAGAGATTATCAATCAATAAGGGCAGACCTTTTAAATTATACGAGAACTTATTATCCTGAATTGATTCAGGATTTTAATGACGCTTCTGTATTTTCCGTATTTTTGGATTTAAATGCTGCGGTTGCAGATAATCTACATTATAATATTGACCGAAGTATTCAAGAAACGGTTCTACAATATGCTCAACAAAGGTCGTCAATTTATAACATCGCAAGAACTTACGGATTAAAATTACCGGGACAAAGACCATCTGTTTCATTGGTAGACTTCTCAATCACAGTTCCTGCTTTTGGGGATAAAGAGGATGAGAGATATCTTGGAACATTGGCTCGAGGGTCTCAAGTTGTTGGTGCGGGGGTTGTATTTGAGAATGTTTATGATATTGATTTTGCATCACCATACAATGCTCAAGGATTCCCAAATCGTTTAAAGATTCCAAACTTCAACGCTAATAATGTTTTAGTTAATTACACGATTACCAAAAGAGAGGTAGTTGTTAATGGAATAACTAAAGTATTCAAAAGAGTTATTAACGCGAATGATGTTAGACCATTCTTTGAATTATTTCTACCTGAAAAAAATGTTTTGGGGGTTACAAGTGTACTTTTGAAAAATGGGACGAACTATACTAATGTACCAACAACCGCAGAGTTTTTAGGATTAGACAATCGATGGTATGAAGTAGATGCGTTGGCGGAAGATAGAGTATTTGTTGAAGACCCAACAAAAGTTTCGGACCAACCCGGAATTAAAGTTGGAAGATATATTCAAACTCAAAATAAATTTATTACGGAATACACACCAGAAGGATTTAAAAAAATGACATTTGGTGGAGGAACTAATACTGCTCAAGACCAATTAAATCAATTTACGACTTTAGGTGCTACATTAGAATTACAAAGATATTCTAATAATCTATCATTAGGTGCCGCTCTAACACCAAATTCAACATTATTTATTCAATATAGAGTTGGAGGGGGATTGGCGACAAACTTAGGAACAAATGTTATTAATCAAATTGGAACTGTTTCATTTTTTGTTAATGGACCTTCTGAAGTTACAAACTCATCCGTTGTTAATTCATTGAGATGTGTTAATG